TGCAACTAGTATTACAAAAAACAAATGGTTTAATTTTTCAATTAAATCAATGATCAATTTATCTATAAACCTAAAGATAGGTAAGTTTGGTTTGGATTGTGCCTATGAATCATCGAAAATGTGGAACGGCGGCAATCAGTGGTCAGCATATCCGTCTTTTTTATCTTTTTTCAGATATGTTGCAAAACTAAATATTGATTATACAAAGTGGGATTATTACGAAAAAGCTGCAATTCACGCAGGACATAGAATAATGCACGAAAAATTTTGCATTATATCCGATAGACCAGAGATTTTAAAAATAGATGAACAAAATAGACCACACTCATTCGATGGACCTTTCTGCCGTTGGCGCGATGGCTCTGCTTTGTATTCAATTCATGGAATAAGAGTTCCTATGTGGATATGTGAAACTAAAAAAGAAGATTTTACAAAAGAAATGATTGTTAACGAAACTAATGCTGACAATCGTAGATGCATAATCCAGAAAATAGGAATAGAAAAAGCAATTGAGTTATTGGGTGCAGATGTTATCGATTCTTATGAATCACCCATCGGTGGTAAGTATGAGTTACTGCAAATTGATTACGACGGCAGAGGTAAGCGCTGCTATCTGAAAATGAAAAGCAAAAGCATTGATGCCTATCACATAGAAGGCATTAAGCCAGGAATTACGACAGTTAAAGAAGCAATTGCTTATCGAAATGGTTTAGATAAATTTGAAGAGCCTGAAATTCTAACTTAAGGGGTTGTTGTGTATTTACAAACGGGTGATGTTTTATATTTTAAAAGTGAACTACCAAAAAAAGCAGAAAAGCTTGAGACCGATATTTTTCATAAAGGCGAAAATCATACTCATAAAGTAAGAGGTAATTTTAACATCTACAAATTAGATGATGATTTATTTCTTGAATGCATTGATGATTGTGAGCTTTATCATGAAGAGCATCACTCAATTGTTGCAAAAGCTGGTGTGTACAAAAAAAGAATTGTTGTTGAATATGATCATTTACTTGAAGAAAGCAAAGCGGTGATTGATTGATCTACGCAATCATCTATCTAACAATCGGTTTATTTTTTGCTACAGCTATAAAACTTGTGAGGTTCTATGAATTTAATAAATATGAGCTTGTTCTTCTTTGGATTGGCTGGCCATTCATTTTGTTTGCTATGTGCCTTTTTGGTCTGGCTGGTGTCGGAGATGATGAGTAATAACGAAAACCTACAATTAGAGCAAATATCATCGCAAAAAAATACGAATATTCATTACAATGGCGATTAATTACAGGATAATGAGGAGAATGAAAACACTAATAGCAATTCTACTACTAACATCTAACGCCTTCGCACTAATTCACGCCCCCGATCAATATCAAAAGATCACAGACTCCAGAGGTCGTGGGCCGAGTGAAGTTGCAGGCATCGTCAACCTGCGCGAAGTGATACCAGGTGTGCTTTATCGCTCTGGCAAAAGCATTACGAATAAGTTCGGTCCATTAAGTGATGAGTCATTAACGAAGCTTTGCAAGCAAGACTTCTCTACTGCGTTCTATGATTACAAGCGCGGTCAAGATCACAATGTTACATGTGGAACTAATCAGGTGTCACTTAAGATTAGACCGTCACTTGCTGGTGACAAATACGTCTATGATCAATTATCGACAATCTACAATGCTATAAAGCATGGCCTTGGTCCTGTGATTACATCTTGCGATCAAGGCGTCCATGCGTCAGGATTTATATCGGCTCTATCGCTAATTCAGTTTTGCGATTGGACCAACAAACAAGCGCTAGACTATTGGACATTGATTGCAAAGGGACAAGACAATCATCCTAAAATCAAAAAAGCTATCATGGACTTTAGGCCGTACGATTCGTTAAATGTTTCAAACGTGAGGTGTTTTAAACCATGAATGAATACACAGCACTATGTGATTCAGAGTCTTGTTTGTTAACAGAACACAAGACCCTATCTAGAAGTCATAAGGGTATAATTAAAGAAGGTGTAAAAAGAACTGCGACAAGCTGTCCTGATTGCGGTTCTGTCTTGTTTTGGATGCGAGGTCCTGTCTATGATAAAAAGAAGCGCATTCTAAAACGAAAAGTCGTAATGAGTGCAGATAACAAAGATTATGGCATGGGAATAATATGACAGAACGCGGATCTTTAAAGTATTACTTAGAACTATGGACTAAAGCACATCTTAAGGATGATTCATTATCTAAGAAAAAACTAATGCTTTATAGCTCCAAAGTTATTGCCAACATTAAACGATATCAGTTTATACAAAAAGAAACTGGTGTACCTTGGCAGCTCGTTGCTGCTATTCATGGACTTGAAGCCAGTTTTAATTTTGATGCATGTCTGGCAAATGGCGATCCTCTTAATAAGGTAACTACACATGTCCCAAAAGGTCGTGGACCGTTTTTAACTTGGGAAGCATCCGCAATTGATGAGCTTCAAAGGCATCATACCGACGCAATTCATGCATGGAGTATTCCTCTTTGTTTACAATTTGCTGAAAAATGGAACGGCACTGGTTACTTAAACAAGCATCCAGATGTTAACACACCATACTTGTGGTCATTCACAAACCTGTACAAGAAAGGTAAATACGTAGCTGACGGAAAATATGATCCACAAGCTGTTAGCAAACAAGTTGGCGTTGCCGCATTATTCCTAGATCTAAAAATGCAAAATTTGCTGGACATACCTCTGGTTTAAAAAAACACTATTCACATCAAGCGAGGTGATGTGATGGCGTTTTTAAATTGGCTAGTTGTTGTCCTAAAGTCTATATTCAGCAAGAAGGAAGTTGCTGCCCCAATCTCTACCCCTAAACCTGTTCAGGATACTAAGCCCAGCGAGCCCTCTATTGTAAAGCCAGAGCCTGCTGTTGTTTTACCGCCTATCGCAAAACCTGATGCAAAGATCAATCTACTAGACGCGATTAAAGTCTGTATTAAACCTTATGAAAACTTAAGAGAGATTAACGGTAAAAACCGCTCTGCTCTTATTGATAAAATCATCACCTCTCATGGTGGCTCTCTTGGTTCTGCATACTGCTGCTACGGAGTTCAACAGCTACTTGATGATGTTGAAACATATTACGCTAATCACGGAGTGAAAATTCACTTTGATATTCCAGGTGGTGGCTCAACACAGCAACTATGGGCTAAAGCAAATGCTGATTACAAAGTGGCTTTGCCAAAAGCATCAAGTTTAGTTGTGTGGAGACATATGGGTAATCCATCAACTGGCCATATTGGGTTTTGTTTGTCTGGCAACAATGGCGGAAAGTTTGAAACATTCGAATTTAACACTTCTGCAGATAGCTCAGCCGTTGTTAGAGATGGTGAAGGTGCATATTACAGAAATAGACCATTCAAAGACGTTGGTGATATGCATATCCTAGGCTTTATTGATCTAGAGAAAGCGATGAAATACTTATGATCGTGGCTCATATTATATTCAAGGACGGAACCACTGATATTAAAACATTCACGAGTGTCGATCAATGTCAGAACTATCTTAACAAGCTTCCAAACATCTCTGGCTATAGAGTTATAGCTAAGAGTGGAAGAAAGAAAAAGAAAGTCATTGAATGAGACAACTTGAAAAGCCTATAGAAAATCAGATCCTAAATCTGTTAAAGCTATTAGGCGTTTATTGTTGGAAAAATCAAAGTGTCGGCATCTATGATAAAGCTAAAGGTGTATACCGAAAGTCAAACAACAAACATCACATCAATGGCGTTGCCGATATCATAGGTGTAATTAGTGGACGCTTCTTAGCAATTGAAGTGAAAAGTAAAACAGGCACATTGTCTCAAGATCAAAAGTTATTTATTATGAAGGTTAATGAAGAAGGTGGCGTTGCCTTTGTAGCAAGAAGCCCTGCTGATGTACTTAAAAACCTTAGCCTGTTTTTTCCAGATAATATCAAATTCAAAGCAATGTATGATCGTCACCTGACAGACTGTGAGAAACTTCAATGAGTTCAACACCAGGAGAGCTTCTTAAAAAAGCACTGCTAATCGTCGAACAAGATCTAAAACATATTACTACATTCGTGATGATGGGAAAACTAGACCCAGACTCATCAGAAGATGTTGCAAGATACATCAGGGCTCTGGCCATCTCTGATAAAATCAAAGAGAAAGATGAAGAAAGTCAGAAGAAGACCGCACAGCGCTTAACCGATGAAGAACTGCTCAGCATCGTTCAAAAGATGAAGTCAAATGAAAAAGATGAGTAAAGAAGAGTTCGATCAGCTTCAAGCAATCTGGTATAGAAAACTTAGAGAAAGCGGATTTAAAGATATTGAAAGAAAAAACCAAGATGATTGGTTAAAAGATGAAGTTCACACATCAACCATTATCAATGCCTATTTAAGCAAACCACAACGAGAAGCATATTACGAAAAAGCATGTGAGTTTATGCATGCATTTGAGTTTGAATCAGAGCTTGATAAATTGATCTGGGAATGTCACTGTGAAGGCATGTCGATTAGAGACATTGCACTGAAACTGTTAAACAAGGAAGGTGGCAGGGGAGTTGTTTTCCTACGGATTAGGAAACTAAAAGGCCTTGCCAAACTATGAATGGAAAAAATAATCATCAGGCCATTTGAAGAAAAAGACACTAACTTCATCATCAATAGCTGGCTTAAAAACTACAAGTTCTCTTCCCGCTTTGCTCAAGCCATTACATCAAAAGTATACTACGCTAATCACGAGCCAATCGTTAAAAACCTTATCAATCGCTGCGCCCCATATTCTCTTGTTGCAACACTTGAAGATGCCCCTAGAGTCATACTTGGTTACATCATCTTTCAACCAACTGGCCCTAGCCACATAGTCCATTATGTCTATGTAAAATACCCTTTTCGTGGTAATGGCATATGCTCAGAGCTAATCAAAGAGGCGCAAATTAATAAGCACTGCTTTATATATACTCACTTAACAGCTCCAATAGTTGAGTATGTTGAGGACAATCCGGACGTTTTATATAACCCATACCTAATTTAACAAAGGACGTTAAAAATGGATAAGAAGAAAGTTAAAGTGGCAAGATTCCACGACGCTATTCAATTGATCGGCTACACCAATACATCAGGTGGTGTCATTACAAGTGCGCATGAAAAGGATTTTCCAGACATGTATAAAACAGATGTCGGCATCTATATCCCAGTCAAAGATGGTCTTGAGGTTTTCGTGTCTCTAGCTAATGTCCCTTATGCTTTAATCTATCAAAACTCAATCAAAGAAGAGACACCTAAGAAAGCTAAATGATAATCATTGACCCTAAGTTTGCAGAGGCGGAGCTTAAAGATAGATATTTTAGACGCTTTGACCTTACTAACTTTTGCTTTAAAGAGCAGCTGGCCTTTATTAGGGATAAAAACCCATTTAAGACAGCTGTCTGCTCACGCCGTGCAGGTAAGACCATAGCCTGTGCTGCCCATCTATTGGATGAGGCTCAAGCCAACCCAGATAGGGTATGTCTCTACATCACGCTATCACGCAATAATGCAAAGAAGCTAATATGGAAGGAGCTGCTCAAGATCAGGCAGAAATACTCTATTGATTCAACCATAGACTCAACAGAGCTTAGCATTAAGCTTAAAAACGGCTCTGTAATCTATGTCAGTGGTGCCAAGGATAAGTCAGAGATAGAAAAGTTTAGGGGTCTAGCTATTACCTTGTGTTACATAGATGAGTGCCAGTCCTTTAAATCATACCTGCAAGACCTAATCGATGAAGTCATAGCCCCAGCCCTTATGGATTATGCAGGCACATTGTGTCTTATTGGAACCCCTGGGCCAGTACCTAATGGCTATTTCTACGAGTCCTCTCATAACTCCGAGTGGTCTCATCATAAGTGGACCTATTGGAACAATCCATGGATATCGATTAAGTCAAATAAGACTCATCAAGAGGTATTGGAGCGAGAGCTTAAACGTCGTGGTGTTACCGTAGATCATCCAAGCATTCAGCGTGAGTGGTTCGGTAAATGGGTCACTGACTCAGACTCCCTAGTCATTAAGTATTCAAACAACAAGAACCACTATGATACTCTGCCTAACCTGCATAAGCCTTGGCAGATAGTCATAGGCATAGACATCGGTTTTGATGATGCTGATGCTATCGCTGTCATTGGCTCTAATGAACACGCTAAAGAGGCCTACCTAATAGAAGAGATTATTGCGCCTAAACAGGGCATCACAGAGCTTGCCGAGAGCATTCAGAAGCTAACTAAGAAATATGATGTTAACCGTATTGTCATGGACACAGGCGGCCTTGGTAAAAAGGTAGCAGAAGAGATTAGAAAACGGTTCTCTATACCCATTCAAGCAGCAGAGAAGACTCGTAAGTTTGAATTCATTGAACTATTAAATGATGCGTTAAGGACAGGCAGGTTCTTTGCCAAGCGGGACTCTCGTTTTGCTCAAGACTCATACCTTGTTGAATATGACTGGGACAAATCAACTCAAGATAAGCTCGTGGTCTCTGACCGATATCACTCAGACATCATAGATGCCACACTCTATGCTTTCCGCGAAAGCCTTCACTGGTTATATGAGCCAGAGGTGCCACAGCCTAAACCTCAAACACCTGAATGGTTCTTAAAACAAGAAGAAGAGATGTTAGAGGCCGCCATGAACTCATTGCAACAGCGCGACAATATCAGCGACTTTGACGAATTCCTGTAAATTATGAAGTTATCAGAAATACGCAAAATCATCAAAATATCGCAAGAAATGGGCCTAAAACGCATCAAAATCGACAATTTTGAAGCAGAGTTTTTTGAACCCTATCAGTCCAAACAATTGGTCGGTGTACCTGAAATAACACACGCCGACAGTGGATTGGTGCCAAAGCCAGAGTTAGCGGATGAGGCAGAGATGCTATTTTGGTCATCAGGTGGCCTTGAGGACGAGGAGCCTGCTAAACAATAACAAACATTCTCAAAGGATTGAGCAATGACAGTAGATTATACAAAGTTTTCAAATAATGGCGAAAATCAACCAAACAGCGAAGCCGTCTCAGACCGTAGATGGTGGTTGGTTAATAAATCAGACAGGGCACAGACCATTGCTGGTGTTATAAAAATGATCATCGAATCTGATACTAAAAGACAGGTTCAATACCAAATCTCATCACGTCTTTATGGTAACTCAACGCTAATGGGTGTTAATGGCATCAGCGTTACTAGAATAATGACCCCTAACTCAGCACCTAAAGACCGCATCACCTTTAACGTGGTACAATCAGCTATTGATACCGTCACGGCTAAGATTGCTAAGAACAAACCAAAGCCATACTTTCTAACCAGTGGTGGTAATTGGGCTCAACAGCGCAAAGCGAAGAAGCTTAACAAGTTCATCGAAGGCATCTTCTATGAGCAAGAAGCATATAAGCATGCAACTAGGATCTTTAAAGATGCCTGCATTGTTGGCGATGGTGTCATGCATGTGTATCGAAAAGATGACAAAATCTGCTATGAAAGAGTCATGGCTCGTGAACTGTTCACAGATGCCACAGATGCTTACTATGGCACTCCAAGACAAATTCATAGACTTAAGAACATCGACAGACAGGTGTTGATTGAAACATTCCCAGAGAAAAAGAATAAGATTAAAGAAGCTAACAGAGCATTCCTTGATTACTCTGGCTCTCTTCAATCTATCTCAGACCAAGTGACGGTCTCAGAATCATGGCACTTACCAAGTGGACCAAAAGCCAAGGACGGCCTTCACTGTATCTGTATCGATGGAGAGGTAATCTTTGAAGAAGAGTACACCAAAGATTACTTCCCATTCGTGTTTATGAAATGGTCTGAAAGACAAGAAGGCTTCTGGGCTCAAGGTGGTGCAGAGCAGATCCAAAACATTCAGCTAGAGCTTAACAAACTCCTATGGGTTATCCAGCGCTCTATGCACTTAGCGGGCACTTTCAAGGTGTTCTTAGAGAATGGATCTAAGATCGTAAAAGAGCATCTAAATAATGACATCGGCGCTATCGTTAACTACTCAGGCACAGCCCCTCAATATGTTTTGCCATCGGTTATTCAACCTGAGTTATTTAACCAAGTAGCAAACCTTAAAAACATGGCCTTTGAACAAATGGGTATCTCTCAGTTATCAGCTACTAGCCAAAAGCCTGCTGGACTAAACTCTGGTAAAGCACTGCGTGAGTACAATGATATTGAAACAGATCGTTTTATGACCATTGGACAAATGTATGAGCGCTTCTTCTTAGAACTTGCTCGTCAATCAATCGGTGTAGCCATGGATATCTACAACGATACTGGATCATATACTGTGAAGCTTCCTAATAAGAAGTATCTAGAGACCGTTGACTGGTCAGAGATTGATCTATCAGAAGACGATTATGTCATGAAGATGTACCCAATCTCTTCACTTCCAGAGACACCAGAAGGTAAATTGCAAACCATTCAAGAATACATCCAAGCTGGCATGTTAACACCACGCACAGGTAAGCGCTTGTTAGAATTCCCAGATCTTGAGCAAGTGGAAGATATACAGAACGCATCAGAAGATTACCTTAACAAAGTGTTTGAGATGATGATCGAAGATGGAATCTACACACCGCCTCGACCTCAAAATGACTTAAAGTTAGCGCGTGAGCTAGCCCTTGAGTATTACAATCAAGGATTGCTTCATAATATGGATGAGGACAAGCTAGAGCTTATTAATAGATTTATTGATCAAATCGGAATGCTAGAAGCGCAAGCTATGCCACAGCCTCAAATGGGTATGCAGCCACAAGCAGCTCCAATGCCTCAACCAACATCTGATCTTATCCCTAACGTACCAGGAGCAGCATGAACGAGAAAGACCTGACCCCAGAAGAGAAAGAAAAGGCACTGGTCGAATTCGGTGCCCACTATCTAACTGCCGTTGTTGAGTGGAGAAAGCGTCATCCGAACAAAGAGCTTCCAGCAACATGGTCACCACAGCTTAAGAAATATGTATGGGTTAACCGTGCAGACAGAAGAAGACTAGGTGTAAAATGAGCTGGGAACAACCAATCAGCGTCCATGAGCGTGGCGAAGTTGGTAGAGTCTATTATCTTAACACTAAATTAACACTAATTGATGGCGAGGAGTGGACCAGACATACTGAGTTCACACTTAACCCAGATTACGGTTCAACCATTGAGGAGATGTTAAAACGCACCACAGAGATACCTAATATTATGAAAGATCAGTTACTACGCAAGCGAGTATCTGAGAACCGTTTAACCAGTGGTCTAGTATACAAGGTGTGGATTAGTGACTATCCAGCACCTCGTTACTGGGCACCAACTCAAAGAGAAATAGAACATCGTAAAAAGGCTCAAGGTAAAGCGGTCCTATACGATGCTAATGGATCAATTTTAGTTTAATGAAAAAACCAAGGATGGGCCACGAGCCCACGGAAGGGCTACCATGCAAGAAGCAGTTACAGAAAACGCAGTTACAACCCAAGAAGTACCACAAGAAGCTATCTCAGCGGACCAGGGGACCCAAACCAATCCGCAAGCCAAGACACCTGCAAGAGAGCTAGCATCACCACAGCTTGCCATCCTAGCTAAGCGTGAAAAAGCATTGCAAAAGCAACGAGAAGAACTACAGAAAAGCAAGCTAGATATCGATTCAAAATATGAAGAGATTAACAAGTTTAAGTCACTTAAAGAGCAAGCTAAAACCAATCCTCTAAAATTCCTTGAAGAAGCAGGGTTGACCTATGAAGAGTTAACTAACTTCATCCTTAATGGCAATAAGCCAACGGCTGAGATGGAGACCTCATCTATTAAGACTGAGATGCAGAAGCTTCGTGAAGAGATACTTAAGAAAGAACAAGAGCGTGAGGCTTCACTTAAAGCTCAGGAAGAGCAACGAGTGCAAGAAACCATCTCTACTTTTAAAGACAATATCTCTAGCTTTTTAACCGCTAAGCCTGATGACTTTGAGCTGTGCAATAACTATCCAAACTCAGTAGACCTAATCTACGATGTAATTGAAGCTCACTTTGCACAGACCGAGAAAGTAATGAGCATGGAAGAAGCCGCAAAGCTCGTTGAAGATCATTTTGAAAGCGAAGCCATGAAGGTTACCTCATTTAAAAAGATCCAATCAAAGCTTGCGCCAAAACCAGCAGCTACTGAAGAAGATGGCTTTCAAAGGGCCAAATCATCAGCTAGCCCAACACTTAATAACACAATGTCTCAGACAGTATCTGGCCTTTCGTCCTCAACAGAACAGGACCGAATTAAAAGAGCACTTGCTGCGCTGGGTAATTGACGAAATGATGTGTGGTGTAAACTGTAAGTAACTTAAGAAGTGATAAATTCCCGGTAGGTATGGGTAAAGCCTAAACGAAGTTAGATAATACTCGCACCAGTTATTGCGAACAAAATAAACAAACATCAAACCAATTAACATGGAGTATTATTATGGCAGTATCTGCTTATATGGATTTAACGGCCATGAATGCAGCTCTTAAAGAGCTTTATTCAGGTCAAGTCATCAACAACATGGTCTATGCTGACAACCCTTTGTTTGCAATGTTACCTAAGTTCACAGAGTTCGGTGGTAAATACTATCCACAACCGATCATCACTGGTAACAATCAAGGTATCTCTGCTACTTTCTCAACAGCACAGACCAATCAATCAGCTGCTCAGTTGCAATCGTTCTTACTTACTCGCGTAAGTCAGTACTCAATTGCTACTATCGATAACCAAACTATGCTTGCTTCTAAGACTGACAAAATGGCTTTCTTAGAGGGTGCTAAATTGGTAATCGATTCAGCTCTTCGCTCTGCTACTAACCAAATCGCATCTGGTATTTTCAGAAGTGGTACTGGTTCTATCGGACAAATCGGTTCTATCTCTACTGGTGTTATCACTCTTAGCTCTGCTCTAGATGTGGTTCAGTTTGAAGTGAACATGGTTTTGCAAGCTAATGCTACTGATGGTGGTACTCCTCGTGCTGCTCTTGGTTACGTTATCGCTGTAAACCGTTCTGCTGGAACTGTTACAGTTGCTTCATCTGGCTTGGGTGGCTCTGCTGCTACTCCATCTGGTTGGACTACTAATGACTACTTGCTAATCCAAGGTGACGTTAACTTGAAACCTAAAGGTTTAGCTGCTTGGTTGCCTACTACTGCACCTACTGGTGGCGATAACTTCTTTGGTGTAGACCGCTCAGTTGACTCTGTTCGTCTTGCTGGTGTTCGTTACGATGGTTCTGCTCAGTCTATCGAGGAAGCGATGATTGATGCTACTGCTTTGGTTGCTCGTGAGGGTGGTAAAGTAGGAAAAGGTATCACTAACTTTGCATCTTACTCTGCTCTTGAAAAAGCATTGGGTGCTAAGGTTCAATACGTTAACGCAAAAGGACCTGCTGATATCGCGTTCCGTGGTATTGCAGTAAACGGCGCTAACAGTGTTGTAGACATCTTCCCAGACAGAAATTGCCAAGCTGCTCGTATGTACATGTTACAAATGGACACTTGGAGACTTATGTCATTAGGTGATGCTCCTCAAATCTTGAAATACGGCGATGGCCTAGAGATGTTGCGGGTATCTAATGCTGATGCTGGTGAGTTGCGCGTTGGTGCATACTACCAATTGGCATGTGCTGCTCCTGGATGGAATGCAGTTGTTTCATTGTCTGCTTAATTAAAATGGGGCCCTATTGGACTTAAAACGTCCTCTAGGGTCTCCACCTACAGGGTGAGGGGGCTCTGCCTGTTTGTATAACCGCCCACGATCAAGACGATCGAAAGGATGATTATGGCTAATAGATTTTTTCAACAGTTCAGATATTCATTAGAAAAAAACGTAGTTGATTTGTTTTGCGATGTTACTGTTGGTGCCACTGGTGCTCCGACTAAAGTAGTTGCAAACTCAAAAGGTATTTCAACAGTGGTAAGAAACTCTGCAGGTAAATACACAATTACTTTGCAAGACTCTTATTACAAATTCTTAGGTTGTGAAGTTAGCATTATCGGTACGGGTGGTGCTGCTGCTGCTCCTCAGTTTTTTGTTGTATCTCAAGCTGTAACAAATGCGACAACGCCAACAGTTGTTGTTCAGTTTTCAAACTCTTCAGGCACAGCAACAGATCCTGCAAGTGGTGAAGAGTTTATCTTACACATTGTAGTTGGAAACAGCTCAGCTTACTAAGGAGTTTTAAGATGATTATACCTGATAACAAAAAGACGGTTTCAATCATCTTGTCAAAAATGAAGCCTGGTGGTGGTGAAAGCCGCCAGGATGTTGTGCCTGAGCAGGCCATTGATGATAAAGATGAAGCTCTAAAAGCTATTGCAGAAGATATGATCAAAGCATTCGAGGATAAGTCTGCTATGGATTTAGTCTCTGCTTTAAAGGCTTTCTGGCATCAGATCCAGCTAATGGATGAAGAGCAAGACGAAGCGCAAGAACAATCAGAAGCTGAATAGGGGTGAACCATGGCAACAACCATGTCACTATTGGATCTTAGAACAGCAGCCAGACAAAGATCAGATATGGTTAACGATCAGTTCATTAGCGATATTGAGCTGACTTCGTATATTAATCAGAGCTACTTTGAGCTGTATGATTTACTGGTGCAGAAGTATGGAGACAATTATTATGTCGCTAATCCTTACACAATCAGTACCGATGGAAGTAATCAGTTTTTTTCTCTCCCTACTGATTTTTACAAGCTTCTTGGTGTTGATCTGGCTCTTAGCAACACTAACGACTCTTTCGTCACCATCAGACCATTTAATTTTTCTGATAGAAATCGTTATGCTGTCCCTAATTTTCAGTCATTTTATGGCGTAACTAACATGCGATATCGCTTAAACGGCGATAAGCTTTGGCTAACTCCAACACCTGCAGGCAATCAAACAATCAGATTGTGGTATGTACCTAAGCTAACAACTCTGTCTGCTGATGGTGATACTGTTGATGGTATCTCTGGCTGGACTGAGTACATCATTGTAGATGCTTGTATTAAAGCACTTGCTAAGCAAGAGAGTGATGTAACGGTGTTTGCTTTACAGAAGGCAGAGCTGATTAAGCGCATAGAGAATGCTGCTGAGAATAGAGACGCTGGTAATCCTGCAACTGTGGGAGACACTCAGTTTTCTGATCTATGGTGGCCAACAGGCTCTGGCAGTGGTTACGGCGCAGGAGCATTTTAATGAGAAGCTTTAGCAAGGTCCAAACAACTGATCGAGTAGTCAATCAGTTACAAGACAACATTGCTAATGCTCTCTCTCCAATTCTAAAGAACCCTCAAGTAGACGGTTATATCTTGAGCAAAGTGACGTTAGTATCTGGCAGTAATTCAATTAATCACGGGCTAGATAGAGAACTGCAAGGCTGGTTTATTGTTAGACAAAGGGCCAGCGCTTCAATCTATGATGCTCAAGATAGCAATACAACTCCCCAAAAAACCCTTATGCTTACTTCAAGCGCGGGTGTTGTTGTTGATATCTATGTATTTTGAGGTGATCAATGGCTTTAGAGAAGCAAAACATATCCATTTCTTTCGACAAGGGTGTAGACACTAAACGAGACCCTAAGCAGATTGCTTTAGGTAAGCTACTTGTTCTTAAAAATGGGTTCTTTAAGGCGATTAATAAAATTCAAAAGCGCTATGGCTTTGACAGGCTTGCGCAGTCTGGTGAGATGTCATCAGGCAATATGATTGCTCCATATGCCAACGAACTAGTTGGTTGCGATGGTGCTAATGTTTATTCATACTCTGCTAGCGAAGCTAAGATGGATATTAAAGGAAGCAAAGTTGCCGTAGGTGTAGCTAATCAGAGTATTGTAGCTAATAACTATAATCAATCAGATGCAGACAGTGCCATTAACTCCAACATTCAGTGCTTTGTTTATGGTGATTCATCAACAAGTGCTGCTAAGTACACGATTATTGACTCATCAACTGGGCAAAAGATTGTGGACAATGTGGATGTGTCAACAACTGCATATTATGCTAAAGTTAAAGCCATCGGTTCTTACTTCGTTATCGTTTACATCGACTACTCAGACAATAAGCTTAAGTATAAAGCGATAAACATAGCAACACCGACCACACTTGGTTCTGCTGTTACTATTGCTACAGACATTACATCTTACTTTGTGTTTGATATCGCAGTACTTGGATCAACTATGTACATTGCATATGATTCAAGCTCTGGTGTTGGCCTTTATTCATTATCAAGTGCTCTGTCGTTATCTGCTAAGACCACAGCAACAGCACAGGATGCAAACTATGGCATTGCCGTATATACAGACTCAGTGCTTAACGAGGTATGGGTTAACTACGTTAGATCAACCCTTGGCATTAGATACTTCGTGTATAACTCAACTCTTTCTACTCAAGTGCTGGCACCCACTAGCATTGAGACAGTGGCAGACAACTTTACTAATATTACTGGCTATGCATCAAATGGTTCAGGCTATGGCCTTTGGACAGGGGTTGCTCAGACCAATCTGACTTATGACTCAAACACTTTAGAGACTAGCTATGTTCGCAAGATGACTCTAACAAGAACTGGAACGGTGGGGACACCAGAATATCTAAACCGTGGGGTGTTCATCTGTGGTAAACCATTTGCCTATGGCTCTGACACTTATTATCTGGCCGGAAGGTACTCACAAGAGCAGCCAACATACTTCTTAATCAACAGCTCTGGGGTTGTGGTGGCTAAAGCTACTCAAGACAATTCAAACCCATACCCACAAGCTGGTAAGAACATCAGCGAATCAAACACAGTATCAAGTGACGTGTTTATGATAGCTGGGGCTTATAAAGAGAATCTTAACGTAATCTCAGGCGTTGCTTATGCTCAGTCATCAGTACAGGCGATGACGTTTAACTTTGGACAAGCCTTGGTTAATCAGGCCATCGCCAATAACCTTCACATCTCAGGCGGTGTGCTTTCAATGTATGATGGCTCTAGCATTGTTGAGCATGGATATCATCAATATCCTGAGAATGTATATGTAGGACCTCAAACTGGCCTTGGCTCATTAGAGGTTGGATCATCTTACTCATACAAGGTGTGTTATGAGTGGACGGACAATCAAGGTCAGATCCATAGATCAGCTCCTAGTACTGGCAATAGCAAGACCGCATCATCAACTGTTGTATTGCCAGTGGCCACATCAACTGCAGGATCTGATACTATTTCAACATCGTACAACCCAACGGCTTATAATGTAGCTATCGGGATGGCTATATCTGGGACTAATATTCCAGCAAACACCTACATTGTAGGGCTCGACACTGGGGCTATTAAAATGTCTGCAAATGCCACTGGCTCTGGTGCTACGATACCGACAGTAACTAGGAACCTAACTAGTGCCTCGAGTACAATTAGTGGCTATCCTTATGTATCCCTTACCTCAATGCCTTATATGCAGTTTTATGCAGTAGAGACCGCTCCTCAATCTACATCGATACTAGTAGATCCTGACTTTGCTCAGATCTTTAGACACGACATGGAGCTTTACAATTTAAGCAACGGTACGTCTATCAATGTTACCTCTGGGTATACTGGCTTTACTTATGGTCCGGGTGGCATGGCTTTAATACCTACGACATCAGTTGGTGCGATTGCATCAGCTCCATATGTATTGATTAACAGGGTTTATGCTACTTTCACTTCTGGCACTAATACCTTCACAATCTCAGCAACTGATCTAGATAGAATAGGCGTTGGCGCATCAATTAGAGTGGGCACAACAGTTCACACTGTTACTAACATTGTAGGAACAACTGTAACAGTTAGCCCCAACTTCGCATCTACTACCAATAACTGCCTGGTCTATTTTCCAGGATCATTTGCCCTTAAAGTTGGACAGAAGGTAACTAACTCTGGCTTTACTGGAACTCCAAAGGTTATTACGGCTCCAAGATCTTATTCTTTTGGCGCTCCTAACTGGTATGCAACTCTTGATGCTAATGCAACTAGTACAGTTACAACTCAGCCACTAACTGTAAGTAATGTCGGAGCTAGCTTTCTAGCTTTCCCCACACTAAGGCTTACACAAAAGTCTAATGTTAGATGTGTAATCTACAGAACAGAGGCGGGTGGCTCTCGTTACTACCAAGTAACATCAGTGACTTTGCCTTTACTGAACGTAACCACGAATGATTTTGCATATTACTTCGATGCTATGTCAGACACTGCCCTTGTTGGTAACAACGTATTGTATACCGATGGCGGAGTGCTTGAGAATGATCCACTACCTGCAAGCAACATTATGACTACATACAAAAACAGGATCATTGCTGTTCCAAGTGAGCATCCGCTTACTTGGTGGTTCTCTAAGCAAGTAGTGCCCGGTGGTGTAGCTGAGTTTAGTGCGTCTTTCGTTAAGAACATTGATCAAAGAGATGGGGCAATTACAGGGCTTGGGGTGATAGATGAAAAGCTATTGTTATTCAAGGCAAACTCAGTGTTCTGTGTGGTTGGCGACGGCCCTAGCCCTTCTGGTTTTAATGATGATTTTATCGATGCCCAATTGGTTACAACAGATGCAGGATGTGCAAACCACAAGTCAATCGTGCGAACACCTGCTGGATTAATGTTCCAATCATCTAAAGGTATATACCTAATGGATAGGTCTTTAAGTGTTAACTATGTTGGTGATGCCGTAGAGGCATACAATGCATATACAGTAACCTCATCAAAGCTTATCAGTACCTTAAACCAGGTTAGGTTTACCATGAGCAATGGTGTTGTGCTGGTTTATGATTACTATGTAGGGCAATGGTCTGTGTTTGATTCAATCTCTGCAGTTGATTCATGCGAGTTTGGCGGACAGTTCACATGGCTTAAATCAAACGGTAAGATCTATAAAGAAAACCCAAGTGTGTTTACAGATGATGGAGCATTTATTCAGCTTTACATCCAAACCGGATGGATACAGATGGCAGGCATTCAGGGCTTTCAACGTATCTATAAAGCTCTGCTGGTTGGTGATTACAAGTCACCTCATACTCTAAACTGTGAGTTAACCTATGACTTCGTGTCTACTGTGGCTCAGACGATTACAGTACCAGTGGCCAGTGCACCAAGTGGTGTGCCGTATCAGTACAGGCTGTTTCCATCTCGTCAAAAGTGTGAGGCAATGCAGTTTACTTTATATGACACTCAGTCGCCTAGTTACGGTGAGGGATTAAGCTTGTCTGCTTTAAGTTTTGAGGTTGGAATCAAGCGAGGACTAAACAAAGTATCGGAGAGCCAATCATATGGTTAGAGCTTACACGGAAGATGACTATAAATTCATTGTGGAATGGATGGAGTCACGCGCTCTTGATCCGTTGCCACGAGATGTAATCCCAGAGGTGGGTGGTATTGTTGATGGTATTGCTTGTGGCTTTATCTATAAGACAGACTCAAAGATGGCCTACATGGAGCATTACATCTCTAATCCATTTGCAGAGCGCCATGCGAGAAAGCAGGCCATGCAGATGGTTACTGCTTATTTAATTAAGCAAGCAAGAGATGCTGGGTTTAAGTATCTATATGCAAGTAGTGATAAGACGACTATTTGCACTTTGGCAAAAGAGAACGGTTTTAAATATATTGGTAATCAATTAGCCTTTTTGAAGGAGCTTTAATATGAGCAGTGTAACAAGTGTAATCGGTCAGGGTGGCGGCATTCTTGGTAATCTTGTCGGCGGTGTCGCAGGCGGTATTACTGGTGGTGTTGTAAATGCTGGTGAGCTTAACAATCAATATCAAGGAATGTTAACACCAGAACAGAAGCAACAGCTTGTTCAGGCATTAATGCAACAACAGCAAAACTTAGGCAATGTTACTAGTCAGCAGAATCAACTTGCTCAAGTGTTGCAAGCTCAGCAAAAGGGCCAAGGGCCAAGTGTAGCAGCATTACAGCTTAAAGATGCAATGGATAGAAACGCTGCTATGGGTGCTGGTCAGATTGCTGCGCAAAAAGGAATTAACACAGGTCTTGCTCAGAGATTGATTAACCAAAACATGGCCAACACTCAGCAGGCTACTGGTGGTCAAGCAGCGCTAATTAGAGCACAAGAGCAACAACAGGCAACGGCCAATCTAGGTAACCTATATAATCAAATGGGTACTATGGGAATTGAGAATCAAAGATCATTATCTGGTGTGATTAATCCGTCTCAACAGGTTGAGGCTGAGACATCTAGACAAAATGCAGCTCAAAGAGCACAGATTGCTGGTGGGCTAATTAACGCTGGTGGTGGTATTGCTGCTGCTGGTGCTAAAGGTGCTGCTCATGGTGCCTATGTTGGTGGGATTGCTCTTCATCCTGGTGACAACAAGAAGAACGACATAGTTCCGGCGATGCTCTCACCTGGTGAGATTGTAATACCTAGATCTAAGGCTAATGATCCAGACAAAGCTAAGGAGTTTGTAGAGGCTCTGCTTTCTGAGAAGAGAAAGAAAGAGACTTCATATAGTGATGTATTGAAAGCTAAGAAGAGAGGTTAATATGTACGAATATATTTCAGATGATGAGCATTCATATACTCTCAAAGGCAAAGACGGCAAAGAGTTTAAGGTAGCTAAGCAAAGCATTTCTGATGCTATTCATGGCAAGATTACCAACATGAAGCCAGTAAAAATGGCAAAAGGTGGTGAGGTTCCAGCTGCTCTTGATCCTAACTTTCAACCACAAGAACAGTCTCCGTTAATGCCAAATCTAAGCGCACCTATTCAAATGCCAGCACAGCCAGTGCAGCAATTCAAATCACCAGATCCAGGGGTGATAAGTGATGAACAGTGGAACCAGCTAAGTCCAATTGATAGACAAAGCTATTTAGATCCATTGCATGCCAAGGCTGATCAGTCGCCATTAGGTAAGATTGGATCATTCATTGGTGATGTTGCAGGACGATGGAGACAAGAAAAGCAGCAACAGCTTGAACAGGCCGGGGCTATTAATAAGCCTTTAGAGGTTCCACAAGTTGAGACCCCAGAGATGGCGCTGCAAAAGCAATTACAAGCTCAAAGTCAAATGCCGGAAGTGGGGAAAAATTCAGAAAATATGGTCAACCTTCCTCAATCTCATACATTGGGATTAATGGAAGGATATAAAGCTCCGTTGATGGCTAATGCTAAGATTCAAGAGGATATGTACAAACAGCAGGCAGATATCTATGGCAAGATGGCTGCACAGGCTGATGAATTCAAATTACAGGCAGAGGCTCAGCAAAAGGCTAAGCAAAAGGTTGGCGAAGAGTACGACAAGCTATTTAACGACGTTAGGGATCAAAAGGTTGACCCATATAAGGTATGGAAGGACTCGAGTACTGGCCAGAAGGCTGGGATTGTTGTTGGTATGCTATTAAGTGGTATAGGCCAAGGGCTACAAGGTCCTGGTGCCACTAATATGGCTATGGATGCCTACAACAAACAGGTTGATAGGTCTATCGAAGCTCAGAAGATGGAGCTTGGTAAGAAAGAGAATCTACTGTCTGTTAACTTAAGAAAGTATGGAGACTTGCAAACAGCAGAGGCTGCAACCAGAGCTGCTTATTTGACCGCACTTGGTGCTAAGGTAAGTCAGGCGGCGGCCATGGCTCAAAGTGCTGAGGCTAAGAACAATGCCAAACTGCAAGATGTGCAAATAAAAATGCAAATGGCTCCGTTGCTTTATCAGATACAAGGCACGATGGCCAAGGCCATGGTGTATGGCAAAGCTGGTGGCGGTGCTGGTGGTATTCCAGTTAGTCAAGAGCCGTATCAATTATTGGCAGATCCTGATTATGCCAAAAAGCGTATTGTTGTTGATGGCAAGGTCTATCAGGCAACAGATGATGAAAGTGCTAAAACACTTCGCAATCTTCAAAGTGAATATGAGCCAGTTAAGAAGATGGTTGGTGAGCTTAATTCATTAGTGGGTAATCCTGCTGCCTTAACCAAAGGTACAAATGAGAATCTTAGAGCAACAGCGCTTAGGTCTTATTTAATCCCAAGGATCAATGCAATGCATGGGCTTACTCGCTTAAGTGAAGAGGACATTAAGACTATGGGTCAGCAGTTAGCAGATCCAACGGCATTCACAGAGTTTTTAAACGGCAAAGCCAAAAATGCTCAGTTCTTTAAAAACCTAAATGATGATCTAAATGAGAACTATAAAACTAGATTGATTAACTTTGGCGGCATGGCAGGACAAGGGTTTCAACCACTAGGTAAAGCTAAGGGGAGATAATGGATCAACCTACTCAAACACCAGGGGTTCATTTAGTTGATGCCTCTGGTAATATTGGCTTAATGCCACAAGATCAGGCCTTAGAGGCTGTGAAGTCTGGTCAGTTTCAGATTGCAACACCAGAGCAGATCCAAGATCTAAAGATGGAACAACAATACGGCGAAGGTCTTGGCAATACAGCAAGTGCATTTGGTGCAGGCCTGCTTCGTGGTGTTACTCTTGGTCTAAGTGATAAGCTATTAACAGCAACAGGTGCAGCAAGCCCAGAAGCCTTGCGAGAACTAGAACAGCGGCATGGTATTGCGTCCCTTGGTGGTGAGGCCACTGGTATTATTGGTAGCTCATTTATTCCAGGTGTTGGAGCTGCTCAGACAGAGGTTGTACCAGCTAAGATTGCATCAAAGCTTGCTGCTAGTGTTACCGAGAGGGCTTTGCCGATTGCAGAGCGCGCAGCAACTAAGCTTGTTAATCCCGAGACATCACCTTTAGTACATAAGATCTTAGCTCAAAGCGGAGCGCATGCATTGGGTTCTGCTGTTGAGGGTGCTGTTTATGGTGCAGGTCGTTCTGTTACAGAAGAAGCACTGGGAGATCCTGAGTTAAATGCTGAGAAGGTGCTTAGTAATATTGGTTTAAGTGCGATGTATGCAGGGGCACTTGGTGGCGCACTTGCGACAGGTGCAGAGGTTATCCCGCCTGTTGTGAATAAAGCAAAAGAGAGCATTAGCAAAGTTGCTGATATGCTAGGGGCTACGGCTAAAGAAGGATACGTTAAAGGATCGGCATTCTTTTCTGGTAAACCAGAAGAGTTAATCCGACAGGCGATTAATGACAGAGAGCTTGCTGCTACTTCACTAAGTGAGAAGCAAGGAATTGTTAAGGACTTTAGTGAGTCTATTCAGAAGCAATATGATGATTTATCTAAGATGAGTCAGCATGTCTCTTCTAAGGTTAGACCACAAGAGAATAGAGTTTTATTACAAGACATGGACCCAGCACTTGCGGGGGCAGAGTTAGATAAAATCAATAACAGTATTAATAGTACGATTGAAAAGCTTAAGTCAGAGCCTGATATATATCCTCAAAGCTTTGCTCGTAAGGTTGAGGTTTTCAGAGACAACATGCAAAAAAACCTGACTGCTGGTGGCACATGGGATGCTGCTGGTGCTTTTGAGGCAATTAATGGATTTAAGAAGGATATAGACCCTCTTTTGAAGTTTGAAAGACAAGCATCTATCTCTGAGAAAGATGCTATTAATGTACTTAAAGGCTTGCGCTCTGAGATTAAGGGATCATTAGAGAATGAAAATGTGTGGGGCAAGGCTGGTGTTGCACAGACAGAGTTTAATGATGCGCTAACAGAGCACTTGCATGCAGAGAAGATGTTTCGCAAGAACTTTATGAAGAAGGTTCCAAGACTTCGTGGTGGTGATGAGTATGTAGTTGATCCATCTAAGATGAGAAGCTTTTTTAGAAACATTAATAATGAAACAGGTGCAGAGAGACTTGATCTATTGTCTGAGTATCTAGCTAAGTCAGAGGACTTAATTAGTACGATTGAAAAGCGGTATGAGCATTTGCCAAATGCTGAGTTTAACAAAGACTCAGTTTCAAGACTACTTGAGAAGAACAAGATCATTTCAGATCAAGCTGTTAAACAGGCAGAGTATCAAAACACACTTAATCAATTAGGTGCTGGCAAGCATAACGTGGGACTTGCTGAGGGTGCTGCTATGGGTATTGGATTACACAATCCAGCCCTTGGTGGTTTGATTGAGGCTTACAACATGGCATCTCATCCTGGTATTGCCATTCAGAGATTTACAGCGATTGAAGAGATGGCCAAGAAGGTTGGCAGTAGCATAGATAAAGCATCAAGCGTGTTGTTTAAACAAATGGGCAAAGGGGCTGTGAAGCTTAAAGGCTTTGAAGGTAAAGAGCTTATGCGAAAGCAACAAGAGCGTGATGACCTGCCAAAAGCGATTGGTGTGATTAAAGAACTTTCATCTAATCCTGATAAGTTTGTAGATGTGATGGAGAAAAACATTGGTCCACTAGCCGATCATGCTCCGCAAATTGCGCAGAACATATCTTACAAGGCTGGTTCTGCTGTTCAGTTCTTGCAGTCTAAACTGCCACAGATGCCACAGGCTAAACCATTCTCTAAGCCTTATCAGTTAAGTCCATCAGAGGTTTATAAGTTTGAGAGATATTACAATGTAGTTAAAAACCCAGTTGGCATCTTTGATGACATTGCAAGTGGTACTTTAACTAAAGAATCAATAGAGGCATTGTCTGCTGTTTATCCTAAAATGTATCAGGATATGAAGAGTAAGATCTTTGATCAGCTAACTAAGTATGGAACGAAGAAAGACTTCGTGTTGCCATATGCTGCAAAGATGAGTTTAAGCCTTTTCTTAGGTGAGAACATTGATGATTCGTTAAAACCTGAGACTATTGCAGCTAATCAGCTAGCGCTAAATGCTCCGCAATCAGTACAAGGTCAACAGCAGCAGACAATGAAAGGGGCAGAGGATTTACATCTTTCGGGAATGTACGCCACTGATCTGCAGAAGGCAGCTGGACGAAAGGATAAGACGGTTTGACGGTTTACTGTGGAATGTAAACCTTTGGCCACAAGCCATTAATCCCATCAGGAAGGGGGTATACATGAAAAATCAGATAGTTACCCCCGCAAAATCAAAGGACATTTATGCCGTATAAATCAGATGCCCAAAGGCGTTTATTTCATCATTTATTATCTAAGGGCAAAATCAAGAAAGAGACTGTTGAGGAGTTTGATAAAGCCAGCAAAGGTAAGAACCTTGTTGAGCATTTAGCTTATGGCGGTATTGCTGGTGATGTGTATGAAGATGGCGCAGCTCACGATGATCATGCACTTGATACAACAGGTTATGCTCATGGTGGGATAGTTAAGGAAAAGAAGGAAGATGTTAAGCCAAAGCTTGCAAAGGCTTTGATGAAAGCAAGGATGTTTAAATGAGAGTAACAAATGATTTAGTATTTAATGCACAGTCAGCTGGGGCTAGTGTTAATAGCTCAGCTGTTTATTCAGGATATATGGTTACAGCAAGTGTTCAGGCAGTAACTACAGGCACAGCTGTTGGAACATTAAAGTTACAATATAGTAATGATCCTGGTTCTCCATTAGAGAGAACAGTGCCTGCTAACTGGTCAGATGTGCCGAGTGCATCTGTTGCAGTATCAAGTGCTGGGACTTATGCAATTGGTAAGCTTGATATTAGTTACAACTGGCTACGCTTAGCTTTCACTTATACGAGTGGTGCTGGAAACATAACAACGGCGTATATACATGGATTCGGTTTTTAGAGAGCTGCGAAGGCGGTCACTGTTTTATGAAGCAATAGATCGTGTGATAGATCAGCATCTTGAGCCTGGTGAACAGGTTTGGGTGCGAAAAGGGATAGTACATGATTTGGTTTTTGATGCCCTTGGGGTAAGAATGAGTTCTCCTCTACGGAGCGCGATTAATCGAAGGATGAAAGAGCGCGGGGCAAGATATGTTAGAAAAGAAGGTTACAGATACTTCAAAGGAATGAGGTTAAAAGATGGCTCGCAAAAACACGTTGAAGTCATACGTTCTGCTCAACGCACAAAGTACGGCTTCTAGTTTTGATACATATAGCAACCCAACTAATATCGATTATCTCGATAATGTTGGGATTCAGGTTGTTTGGACAGGTACAACAGTTGGAGTGTTAGAGGTCTATGGATCTAATGATGATGCCAACGCGCAACAAGGTAAATACCCAACAAATTGGTCTAAGTTTGAGTTTGGTGCAACGATCAATGTTGATGCAACTAACTCTGATTTATTGATTCACATGAACCAGGTTCCTTACTCTTGGATTGCTTTAAAATATACAGCAACAAGTGGAACTGGGACAATGACGGCTAAATTGACCGTTAAGATGGTAGGTGGGTAATGGCATCACAAAGAGAATTTAACTGGCCAGTAAATCAGACATCTGTAAGCTCTGGTCCTATTCAATATACTAAGAATGGGGCTACTACTACGGTGTCTATTGATACGACAACACCGTCTAACTCTAATCCACTGCCAACATCAGATGCAGGATTAGCTTATCTTGGCTCGGCAAGATTAGATTATTCATTAACGAATGTAACAACTGGGGCATGGGTTCAGCTAACGGCTTCTGTTGGTGCTGCTGCTGTTTTCGGTATTACTCTATTTGACGGCGGTGGTTATGCGATGGAGCTTGGAATAGGTGGCGCTGGCAGTGAGGCTCGCGCCTTATTAATTCCGCCTGGTGGTTTTAATGGTGTTATTCCATTAAGGATTGCAGCTGGGACGAGACTTAGCATTAGAGCAGTAGGAACCGCGACGGTTAGTGCGGGTGAGATTGACATCAACTTAATGGGGTAACTATGAGAACAATATTGATTAGTCTAATGCTCGTAATGTTTACGAGGGTCGTTTATGGCGATGCTGTTATATTTTCCGGCAACGACGTTAAAGCTTTAAAGCAGAACTTGGACCTTTTTGGCACAAGCAAATTAATGGGTACGGCATCGGACCCAAGCTCAGGTGGTGGTTTAGCGGCACCTCTTAGTTCAATAGCAATGAACTATCTGACTGGGATTGCATATATCAAGACGAGCGCTCCAAATACTGGATGGTCTAGGATTATAGATACTAGCTACGCTCCTAGTGTTTACTTCAAGCAAGGTGGCAATGCCTTTGGTGCTACTGCTACTCTTGGTACTACTGATGCAAATAGTTTAGATTTTATCACTGGTGGTGTTGTTGGTATGAGCCTAGGAACGACTGGGGCTTTGACTGTAACATCTACTAATGCAAATTCTTTAGCTGTAGGTCCAGCGGGATCAACTAACCCAGTGTTACAAGTTGATTCATCAACAGCATCTCAAGCTACTGGTGTAAAAGTAACAGGGGCAGCAGCGGGCGGGGGATCAAAAATTGAAGCAATATCATCGGCAGCTAATGAGGATATAATTTTAGGAACAAAGGGGACCTCGAGTTCAGTTAAACTTCAAGTAGGTGCATCAAATAAATACGTAGCGACTGCGCAAAATCACACTTTTAGCGTTAGCTCTACGGGCACTGCTTCAACTGTAAGATTTGGTTATACCGGCGCAACTGACACCAGTTTGACAGCATCTACAGAAGCGCCGTCGGTATATTTCAACCTTGGACAGATTCGACAACATGCTACTGGCACAATGTTTCTTCAAAGAGACTTTCGAATAACTCCCTCTACTCATTCATTTGTTGGGGCTTCTGCTTTGAGTCATATGAGTGGATTCGCAGTAGACGGTGCGCCGATTGCTGGAACAAATGCGACGGTGACAAATGCCTCGGCTATTTATAGTCCGGGCAATGCAGTCGGTTCAGGAGTTACAAACTCTTATGGTTTGTACATAAATGCTAATACAGGTGCCACAAACAATTACTCAGCCATTTTCAATGGTGGTAATGTTGGTATCGGCACAAGCGCTCCCTCTGACAAGCTGCATGTCGATTCCGGCGAGATTATGGTTAGTAGTAATACTTCAACAAGCAGTGCTGTTCATAACGGTATAAAATTCACAACGGATAATGAAACATATTATTCGGCTGTAAGGGCAAATAGAGATACGCTTTCAACTAGAATTGGACTCTCTTTCTTGACGGCGAACGGAGCTGCGCCAGTTGAAACAATGAGAATTAATTACGCAGGTTACGTTGGAATTGGCACGGCAGCGCCTTCGTACCCTTTAGATGTGCAAGGGGTAATAGAAGCAAAAGGAACAAATAGTATATTATTAGATCCATCAAGTGGTTTGATATATACCGCCACAGGATTGGTAAACTTAGCAACTGGAAACAATGCAAGAATGCAGGTTTTAGCTGCCGGTCCGTTTATAGAAAGAAACATAGCAGATGCCAATCCGGCTTTATTAATAAGCAACACAAGCGCAACTTCGACAGGTGATATTACTCAATTTAAATCAAATGGAACTGTTAAAGCTAGATTTACTTATGCCGGTAATTTAGGGATTGGGATAGCTGCTCCAACAAGCAATATACATCAAGACGCTGGCACTGCTACTGCTACATATCATCAGTTTACAGCAGGGACAACGACTGGACAGACTATAAGTGATGGTACCTTGATTGGCATTGATGCCAGCGGCAATGCAATATTTAATAATCAAGAGGCATCTTATATTAACTTTTTATCAAGCAATACTCAGAGGGCCAGGATTACTGCTCTTGGTTCTTTGGTGGTTGGTAATAACTCAAGTGCTCTTGCGACAAATGCAACAGATGGCTTTTTATATATATCATCAAGTGCTGGTGCTCCTACTGGGACTCCAACGACTCAGACTGGCTCAGTTCCAGTGCATGTGGATGCAACAAACAATGCAATGTATATGTATACGAATGGCGCTTGGCGCGGAGTTAACAACTCTGCAGTACAGGGCTCACGTCAAACAGGTACTAGCATGAGTGCAGCTACTGCTATTACGCCTGCATTGGGTGTTAAATCAGTTGCATTTGTTGTTGGTAATGGCGGAGCTGTTACAATAACTGCATCACCACCTATTACGACTACTGGTATGATTGTTGGCCAAGAGCTTAAGATCTGTGGGACGGACAACACTAACACAGTTACTTATAATAATAGCGTGAACTTGGTTTTAACTGGTTCTGCAACATTAGGAAAAGATCAATGTCTAGATCTTATGTATGCTGGGACTGATGGAATAAATTCATCATGGATTGAAACAGGGAGAAGCTTCTAATGAGAAAGATTATATTATTGCTATCGTTACTGACAACGGTATCGCATGCGCAGTTTGATACAAGAGCAATTGAGACCAAGGTCATTAATGGTGTCTTTGGATATCGTAATTTGATTACTAATCCATCATGCAAAAGGAATGTGGCAGGGATTACTGGCTCAAGTGTGGCAGCAGTTAGAAATACTACAACTGCACTTGATGGCATAACAGATTGTACATGGAACCCGACAGCGACTTCTCAGACATTGACTTATGCTTATGACTCTTTGCCAGCAGGGCTAAAGGGACAGAACTGTGAAGCTAGGATCTTATATCTTGGTGATGCGTCACTGGTTAAGGCCAATGTGCAAATCAACTCTGTTAATGTTGCAAGTGATTTGCAGTTAACTAACAGTGGAACGAATGCAGCAGTGGCATCAATTAATTATCCATGTGGTGATGGTTCAACTGCTACTACACTTGTGCTTACCTCAACAGGTGATGCGGCCAATGTACAGTATGCAGTCTATGGTGGTCAGGCTATTAATTTAAATTCAGGATCTCAGGTTACTCCATGGGTGGCTTACACTCCGACGGTTCAGGGGTTTGGTACATTAACCAATGTTTCAGTATTTTACCGTATTGTTGGTGGTAATATTGAGATTCAAGGTAAATTCCAGGCAGGTACTGTAACTGCTTCAGAGGGCAGAATATATTTACCAACTGGTTACACATCGGCAGATACGAATCGTATTGCAACAATACAAGCGGTTGGTCACTGGTGGCAAGCTAATCCAACTGTTGCACCTGGTGCTATTTTAATTGAGCCAAGTGTTACTTATGTAACTCTGGGATCTGGTTCTTCTAGTAACAATTCATTTACCAAATTAAATGGTTCTGGGGTTTCTGCTTCAAATGAATTAGTTGGTTTTTTTGCTTCTGTGCCATTAAGTGGTCAAGGTATCGGCACCACAATTTCTTTAAATGCTGGCCCTGCATCTTGGTCTGGTTATCATGCGACTGATTGTGCTTGGACAACTTCAAGTTCTTCGTTTGCCGATCCTGGTGCTGATGCTTCTTGTACTTTCACAGAAAGAACTAATCGCAATTTTGGAACAGTGACAAGCGCTGGATCTAAACTACCTGGAATCGTGTTTACTCCGCCATCAACTGGCCGTTATTATATCTGTGCACTTGCTCAGGCGTCTAATGATACTTCATCAAACTATAGTGCTTATAGTATGACGGATGGTACGACTGAGATTGCGCAAGGATCTTCTAGATATCCTAATATTATATCAACTCCGATCTGTGGTATTTACAATGCGGCAAGCGTTGCTTCAACGACTATTAAGTTACAGCTTAAGTCTATTGCTGGTGGTAATGCGATTATTGATGGATCAAGATCAAATGCGATTGAGTGGTCAATTTATTCATTAGATCAGGCTTTTCCTGCACCTGTATTAGTTGGATCTATTACGTCTAACTCAACTGGTGCAGAGAGATTAGAGAGGGCAGCTGTTACATCAACATGCTCAGCGTCTCCGTGTACAATTGCAAGTCAGTCTGGATCTTGGTTAACAAATATCACTCGCGCATCGACTGGGAATTATTCTATTAATTTTGCTGCTGGTATGTTCAGTGCTGCGCCGACATGTAATATAATTGCAAATGGATTGATTGCGACAATTAACACCAATCCAACTACGAGTGCAGTTGTTATAGATACAAAAAATACAGCAGGCACGAGCACTGATGCACAGTTTTTTGTACAATGTATGGGACCAAGATAAGAGGGGGTTTTATGTTTTGGAGTTATGTATACAATTTACCAACAGGTGCTGTGGCTAGTTACTGGCAATTAGTGTCTTTGTATGTGTCTGTAGGTAATGGCCAAGCGATAGCAAAAATTAGAGGCTATGTTGATGAGGCTGCATTCTTAGATGGAAAGTCTGCATTACTAGAGCAAGAGGTAACTTTTCCTGTATTGCAAATAGATACAGATGGACAGTTATTTCAAGCAGTAAAGATGTTGGCAGCTGGGGCACAATTAGAGCAGTTTCCTAATCAATAGGTCTTGTTATGAATGAGCAAGCTTTTGAATTACTCTTAGAGATGCACAGAGAGAGCGACAGAAGGCAGGAGCGAATTGAGCATAAGGTTGATGAGCTTTTAGCTTTCAAGTGGCGGATGTTGGGCGGGACAATTGTTGTGAGTATACTTTTTAATTTAGGATTGTTCTTATTTAAAGGTGGATAGCATGATGCATTTAGATTGGGCTCAGTTGATACATTATGTATTGATTTTCGCGTATTCGTTGCTTGAGTATTGGATAGGTAAGAATAAAAACATTGAGTCAAACTCAGTGATAGAGTTTGTTTTAAAAACCATTGGTCAATTATTGATCAAGAACAAAGAGGAGTAGGTATGGTTAAGCCATTTGACCCAGCAGATTTAGTAGAGAAGTTAAAAGGTAAGGGCCTTGTTATTGCTGAGGAGGGTGTAAAGATCCTTGAGG